ACGGAACAAAATTTCTGTCCACGATTAATATATTTTTTCCCTACATGAAATTCTTTCTTACAATACCCACACAATAAAGGATAAAGAGCCATGTTAAATCTCCTTTACTTTCTCATAGGCGTTTCTGCGCCGTTCGAATTGGGTTCGTGTGTAAATCCTAACTTTATCGTTGTGATTCTTTCTTTGAAAATAACAGTATTTTGCTTCTGGAATAGTTCTCATAATCTCGTCTATGATTCGATTGACTTTGTGTTGCCCCCTGTAATCCTCATGTACCCAAATATCATTGATCCAGATGTATACTCCGTTCGGGACTTCATATCCTGACGGCCCGACTAAGCGCCATTCGCATAGCGCATATACAAGCCCATCACTGTTTCTTAGGGTCGTTATCATCAATGTCTTTCTGGAAATTCTTGATTCGGTCTGTTACCACTTTAAGTTCATTTATAAGACGTTCTTTAGTTAATTGATTCTGATTAATCTGGCGCTCAATCGATTGCTTCTCAGACTGAAGATCTACGATTTGATCATTGATTAAGTCTTTGGATTCTTTTGAGATTCCCATTATTGATCTCCAAATGCAACTACTGAAATGTATGAGTAATCTCGAGCCGCGCCGCCATTATCAAAAGTTTTTATTTGAACAGTTCCAGCGGCCACAGTTCCAACGTTTACAACTCCGATTGGGGTCGTGCTGTTAGTCAACGCAAAAACACAATAATTTGCACTTGAAAAATCAGTGTCCCATGAAATTGTGTAATCACCTGTTCCATTTTTAGTAATTGTTCCATTAATATTGTATCCAGCTGCTTTAGTGATTGGGTTTGCACCAGTACCGTCAAATACTACCCATCCTTTTGAAGCGCTTGGATGAAACTGCTGCCGACCAGGGGAAACATAAGTCGTGGTTGAGGTTGCTGTTTCTTGATCAGCTTGAGTTGCGGCGGTTTCACCAATTACCGCTAATCCGCTTGCCTTCACATAACTAATCACACGGGCATTTGCAGTGGTTTCAGCTCGAACAATTGCTGTGTCCCCTGCTGCAGTCGTGATGTTTGCACCACCTGGAAGAATCAGACTCGTTGCGTTATGGGTCAGAGTGAGCGCCCCATCGAATACAATCGTCCTCTCATCTCCTGCTTGAGCCGCAGTTCCAAATCCTGTTATGGTCGTAGTTCCCGTAATGTGAATCAGGTTTCCATCAGTTACCCAAATCGTAGTCGTTGTTGCAGAAGCAACATCTGCACCCTTTGCTTCCGTGAAATCTTTCGCAGACATAGTTACAGACTGAGCAACCGTTGCGAGATTCAGCTTGGACGCAACAATGCCAGCGCTTGCATCAATATTGTCATTGTCAATCGAACCATTGAATTCAGTCGCAAGTCCTGCTACTTTCGCGTCAAGATTCGCCGCTGTTACTGTTGCTGGATCACTTCCATAAGTTGGGACTACGACAATACCCATTATATTCGTCCTCCGTAAGGTCTTGCATATGTTGTATATTCAAAGAAAGTAGGAGTTGTCCCACTCACTGAGTTTGTTATTCTAAATGTTACGTAATTTCCACGTCCTGCGAATTTAGTTCTGAAATTCCCTGGTAAGTTCTGAAGCGCAACTGTATCAGCTGGAGTATCGAACGGAGTCTGAAGACCACCTGCTAAATCCATCTGTCCAACCGTTACCCACGCTCCATCATTAATCTTCATCTCAATGAGATAAATGGCGTCTGATCCTGTTTCTGCAACGAATTGGGATGGATCAAATATCTTCAGAAGGAACGGCTCATCAAAATCAATCTCCCTTGTAATAATCTGTTGTGTAATCGCCGTTCCATTGTCCGTGTCCCCATTAAGGACTTTGTAACAAAGAGAGTTTGAAGCGCTTGAGCCGCCAACGAACGTCTTAATGTTATCTCCGAATCCAAATGAGGTCATACAAGATAAGTTCCACGTTGATGTTGGGACTACTGTCCACGCACTGTTTGGATCCCCATTACGCTGGGCCGCGACTGAATCCCAAATTACAGTTCGATTACAGACAGTAGAAACTCCTACTGGAATGTTCAGGATATATAGACCGTTCTCAAACCAACCGTTTGCTTCTGAGATTGCGTCTTGATTGATTGAGTCAATAATATCTCTGATTGGATCTGAGATAACTCCGATCTTCAATTTATCAAATGTCGTTCTGCTCAGAAGTCTTACCCCGTCATTAGCCAAATAAATGTGATCATTTCCAATATCACAAACAGTTCGGCCCGCTGGACACCCAATCACAGTCGAAAGTGGCTTAACATCCCAATCCGTAAGTGGGGTTGAACCTTCCATCTGTAACACATAAATCGAATCATTTTTGTAAATGATAAGTTCAAACTCCTTGAACATCTTGAGCCACGTGACTTTTCCACCATTTCCAGAACGGACTTTGAAGACATTCGTACTTTGATTCCAAGTAGTTGGAGCAAGAGAATCTGAAAACCAAACATAGTCTCTGAGTGAATCGGTTAGACTTCCAGACGCAAACATTCGGTTATTCGTTGCAAATTCAGCAAACGTACACTTAGGGAACTTTGCATTGTTACTTGCGTCATGCTCGGTTACTGTATAAGCCGAATCAATCGAGAACACGTTGTCTGTTCCATTCATGATGTAACAATTATCTATTGCTTGAACGAAATTGGTCTTAAGACCAGTCGTTAGAGTCGTGAGCCCAGTAATATCTTCCCAATCAGAAAAATCCGTTGCGATTTTCTGAATCTTAGTTGCACGGGCTCTTAGAATTGTGTCTAATGCACTTCCAGCATTGAAATGGAACAGACCAAGAATCTTGTTAGTCGTGCTGTTTGACGTTCCTAAAACCGTTATTCCTTCACGGCATGTGCAACGGGCTGCCCTAGTAATGATACAGTTCTGGAGAAGTTGCGCTTGACTTAAAGGAATTGAAGCCGCGTCATCAGAAGAATTTTGACCTCCGGAGAAATCAGATTGATTAAACTTTACTCTGTTCGAGGTAAGTACGGCCATTTAGTAACTTTCTCCAAGATCATATAGATTCCTTACTGAATTATATTGTGGCTCTCCCTGATCTGGGACAATCTGCGTAATCAGGTTTCTCGATCTTCGCGCAATCCAGAGTTCCTTCACACTATTTCCGAATTTTCCTTCTTGCGCTGAAGCAGCTGCTTCTTGCCCGTCTTCCCAAAGAGCGTCAGCGATTATTCCTTCAATGATCTCATTTGCACACGGAATGATAGGGGCATCCAAATCATTGACTAGGGGAGCCCATTTCCTCTTATACCAAATCTGTGCTGTTAAAGCCGCTGAAGGTATTCGATCAAATCTAATCCATTTAAAATAGGGGGCCCGTTCATTAGGAGCAAGTTTCGCAATCACATTTGACGTAGTTGTCTTCTCCCTGACTGTTACGACCCCCGCTAAATCTTGAAGTACTCCACTTGATGTTCCAACTGTGATAGTAAGTTCTGCGCCAGAATCATAAGTATTCGATGAACTGACTGGAGTAGTTCCTTGCAAAACTATACTCTCACTGATTGGCATTCCACTTACTTCCCCTGTAATTCTCACAACCATTGGAGTAATATCTGATACAGAAGTGGATAATACTTGAATTTGGTCTGCTGTAGACAGAAGTGCAGAACATGCCTTTATTCCAATATCTATGTACTTGTCTGGGGTTCCAGATGAGGACGCCTCATGCTCATCGAACCTGATCTGATCTCGAATATCTACTTCGGTTATTTCCTTATTATTCGTCGAATCATACATCTTGATAATCGATTCAAGATTGTACCTGAGCGCATAATCCCTCGTATTTGCCGTTACGGAAAGATTGTAACTTCTGAGTAGTTCTCCCCAAGGAAATGCACGAAGAATCCTGTCGTAGCGAGTCCTACACCAATCCTTAACTTTTGGAAGAATATCGTTCGCGTTTGAGGTGGATGTACTAGTGTTTTGAACCGCAGCTTGCGCTCTGACTTGAATCCTCTTAAAAGTATCATTGTTCACAGATACTCCTTATGAAATTGTAACTGCTGTCCAAATAAAAGAGTGTCCAAATTGATCTTCAAACGTGGCTGTGATTGTTGTTGGAGCGTCAACATTGTTCACATTAATAGTGGCTGGTTTCCAATATTGAAGAACCCCTGTAGTTGGACATTCAGCAACGAATTCTCCAGCTTTTGAATAAAGAGCAACCCCATCTTCAGCGTCAGCTGTTGGACCCCAAGACCGTCTTGCGTTTCCAGCCGTTGCACTTGCCATTTCGGTTTGAGGACGAATATTGATTAGAAGACCATCTGTAGTTGTGAGAGATTTTGCAAGATCGTTCTGCCACAAAACAGCAGAAGCTCCACCATCGGTTAATTCAAATGTGAAGGTTTGAGCATTTGTAACTTCGTGGGTAATTCCTGTAATGTCTGGGTATAACCATTCACCTGTGTCAATGGTTACAGTCTTTGTTGCCATTAGAGCCTCCTAGAAAAATGTTTTTTGGGCAAGACAATGAACGTCATCCCAATATGGGAAGCGGTGTTCGTAATTTTGTCTCGCCATGATTACATTGAACCCTAGTTTTTCTAGTTGGCCTATTAAAGATCGTTTATTCCACATTAGGTAATTGGTATCAGGTTTCCAGTGAATGAATCCTGATGAACTCCGAGTATGAATAAAGTCAGTATCTGGTGTCCCTATGAATATCATACCGTCTTCGGTCAAGAGATTACTTGCCTTAATCAGAGAAGAAATTGGATCAATGAAACATTCAAGCGTGTGATAAATCCAAATCATGTTGAATTTCTGTGTGAATTGATAAGTTTCAAAGTCTCCAATCAGAGTGCGTTCACAGATTGGTTGATCTGTGTTCTTGTCGATTGTGAATGGAACCCATCCACGCTCCACAAAGTAGTCTTCTTGATGTTTAGTTGTACGCCCAACGATTAAGACTTTTCTTCCGTACATCATTTCTTCTGCTAATGGTGCATAAATCCGAATTGGATGTTCATAAGCATCTTTCAACTTCTTATCAAACTGATCGTATTTATCCCAGTATTTTTTGTCATACACTTGAGTCGGTTTCTCAGATTGCCAAACAACCCCGCACGCGCATGAGTACCACTTTGATTGAGTCTTTGTTTTCACATCATGCATGAAATAGATGTGAGAAACGAACTTATTGCAGATTGGACATTGTCCTAACTGCATCTCGCTCAGTTTTAAAGTGTTTGCTTCTTTATTTGGATTGAGCATAAATTCCTTCAAATACTTTATAAACTCTCTCTAACTCGATCCCCTTTGACATGCAGATACTTCCGCCCGTATCCTCATCGATAACACACTGAAGCTTATGATCGTAAATTAGATATAAGCATGGAGCGCATGGAGCCTTGACAGGATCTGCCTCTACCGTGTGACAATTCGTGAAGTGTTTACTGATACACTCCTTAGTGTTGTGTCCGACTATGAGGATCTTCTGAGTATCGTAACATCCAGCCGCATGAATTATTCCAGTGTCAGGAGCAATCACAAGCTGCACAAGTCCCGTAAGACACATGGCCTCTCTCATACTGATCTTTCCCGCTAGATTCGTAATCCTCTCATGCTCAGGCTCAATCAACTGACATTTCTCATCCCCAACTGTTATGATGTGGATGTCTGGATAATTCTGGATGATCTTATAAGCTAGATCCTGTGACCACACCCATGTCTTATTTGAGCCACTTCCAGAAAGGCCAAGTAATATGTTAAATCCTGATTTGAGATGTGTTCGAGCTTTAACTAGTTCTGATTCTTCAAAGAAAAGTTCTGGTTTTAAATTTACATGACTGTCCTGAAAATTAATTCTCCAGTTCTCTCCAGCATGCTCAAAACTGTACTCGTAAAAGTTTCTATTAAACCGAGTAAATCTTTCCTGTTTAGACAACTTATAGTTTGGACTTCTCGGATGCTGAGACAAACTCACTTCAACTGATTCTGAGAAATCAATAACCTTCTCACACTTATATCTACGCCTTAAATAATCAAGATAGTCTGACAACTTATCAATCGGAGTGTCTTCTTTATGAGCGACTAATTCTTCAATGTGTGGATTGTTCTTCAGGACTTGAAGGCCACGGGCGGACGTTACTACTACGAGTTTGTGACCTTGTGAATATAAATGCCTAATAACTGGAGTGATTATAACGACATCACCAAAAGCACCTGAGCGGAATATAAGAATTCTCATAATGGAGCCAAAGGTTCTCTTATGTATTCTTCAATAGAATTAGAATGATTACTTGAAATCCAACACCATTTGTAATAATCAATTATTTTTGAATATTTATTGTTTAATTTTTGTATTGTTTCTATGGATGGAGTGTCTTTTATTTCAAAATTAAAAATAAAGTCTTTATCTCTATCCTCAAAATCAACCAATTCCTTTAGATCATTTCTAATAAAATCAGAAGATTTAAAATCTTTACGAATTCTGTAAATAGTTCTTATTTCTGATAAATTAGAAACAAGTAGATGAAATGCTTTTTTTCGAGCAAATGTAACCTGCAAAATAGACTCATAAATATCAGTCCATCCACCACATCTTTTCACAAATGTAATATCAGATTGAGTTACTATTTTTTTTCCGCTCACTTAATAACCTCAAAACTAATCTTCCCATAACTCTTCGACTCACAATCAAGCGGCATCTTTGTCATGAGATTCGCGTAATGAAATCCTGATATTTTCTGAAGTGCTACTTGTTGATCCTTTGAGACTCCTTCTGAAATATTCGTACCCGTTGTTCCTTGATGAATATGAAGAACTATTGAAGCAGGAATAATGGAAACGTTCCAATGTGCGAAGTTAGCTCGAAAACAATAATCAGTGTCTGAACACCATGTTCGCATCTGCTTATCGAGTAATCCGATCTCCCTGATCATGTCCATGCGGACAAGACTTGAGCAGAGCGGAACCCAGTATGTATGAATAATCTCTGGAAGATCTTTAAGCATATCCTGATTGCAAACTCTCTGATAACCCCTAATCATATCTTCTCCAAATAGTTCGTAACACATCTCAGAGTCTGTGACGAGTTTCCTGACTGATCCAGCAATCCCAATCGCCGATTCTTTCTGCATTACGTCATGGAGCACCTTGATGAAATTTGGCTCTGGTTCCGTATCGTTATTGAGAAGATGCACATAATCATATTCAAGTTTTTGAGCGTGAAGAATCCCTTCGTTTGTTGCGCCCGTATAACCTCTGTTTTGTTCTAATCGAATGATAGTCGCTCGCTCATCTTCATAAGGAATTGGACTTCCATCATCAACCACTACAATATCAACAGGAACTCCAGCATTCTTAAGCGTGAATTCGATACACTTCCTCGTAAGTTCCTCTTTTCCAAACATGGGAATAATGACTGCTATCTTATTCATGTTTTACCTTTATGTGAAAATGCTGTGGAGTCTTTGAATTCACGTCAAAGTCACGTTCTACTGATACAACATTAATTCCTTGCTCATCTAAATTCTCACAGAGCGCGTACATATCCCAAAGAATCTCATATTTACGAGGATTCCAATATTGAAAGTCGTACGGATTTGGCCATGCGAAGAATGGGTCTGGAAGAGTAATTATTCCGTTTTGATCTGGATCATAATTTATTGGATCAGTCACGTTCTCTTTTCTCGTGTAGAAGATTGCCTTGCAATTACAGAATGAATACCCAATGTCTGGATAAAGTTGAGTCTTTCCATTGTGTATGTATTGGCCTTGAACAACCATCCTGTTTGATCGTCCACACAGAGGACAATCCTGCATGAAGAATGGAACTACGTCTGGAAGACATTTAGCAATGCTCATTAAGATTCTATTCTTTGCTTGCAAATAACTAACACATCTCTACTCTCATAAAGTTTAATCTGTTCAACGAGATGATCGTCTGGTAATTCATTTAAAAAAACTTCAAGCGTATTTTCATTCCATAAAGAAAAACTATAAACTTTCCATTTAAATTCTACTTGC